TGATAAAGAACTTGCCTTACAAATAATGAACCGTAATTTAATTTGTCACGATTTCTTTACATGGAACTTTGAAGAATGGCGGCCTTGTACTGAAGATGAATTAAAAAAATTAAAGGTAAAATGTCAGAAATACAAGGAGACAAACTAATTGAAGAACAACAATTAAGGATAAAAGAATTAGATAATATAATAATAAAATATGGAGAAGACAAAGAAGAACCTTTGAAGGACTTACAATTAATTAAAAGGTTTATTAGAAAGAAATATGGAAAAGCCTGACGGTTCTCGCGAATAGTCAGACTTAATAGCAACTAGAAGATCTAAAAACAACATTCATTTCTTTACAACTTCACTAAGTTGTAACAATTTCATTATAACATTATGTAATGAACATAAGTGAAATTACATTATTAAAATATTTCATTACATTCAATATGTAATTATATTAACTAAAATATTTTATATATTTATACAATAAGCTCGTCAACATTCAAGTTGAAGGCTACCTTGTGCATTAAGGTCTAAACTAAAAAAAACTAGTCGGTTTTCACGAACAGACTAGGTCATGCTTTCAAAATTCTATTTAATAAATAATAAAAATGTTATATAGTCTCGCTTGACTTTATATTTTCAAATTTGTCTATTTCTTTATCAATAAGATCTCTTACCTCAGAAAACAAACCATCTTCTTCAAATGTAAATGGACACAAAATAGACTTTTTTCCATCTCTCTTATAATCTACATAATCAAAAACATAATTCTTATCAACCAATATCAAGTTGTCACTCAATTTCATTAAGAAACAACTATTCTTATAAGATTCGTTTGGTGTTTGTTCAGTTTGATCTTCATTATAAATCTTTTCTCTATATGTATTAATCTTAAAACCACACCAAAGTGCAATACTAAAAATTAGTGCTTTAATATATATGGAATATTCAATTTCATCAGTAAGTAAAAATATAGCACCAACCAACACTAAAATAAATGCCACCATATATAGGGCAATGTCTTTAAAAATTTTGTTTAGTATTTCTTTTCTTTTTTGTTCCATATTTCTTTATATTTATTTATTATTTATATATTCCTTTAGTCTTTTCATATCTTGTTTGAACTCTCTTCTAAATTGTTGCTGTGATGTTTCAAATTTAATAGGTGTATTCCAAGCTTTCATTGTCTCCTTATCACCACAGTAAATAGTAAACTTCCAAGAATCCTTTCTATTTTCTTTATTGACGAAATTACTTTTGAAAACCTTACGAACTACAGCAAGCATATTACTTGGTGTCTTGTCCTTTTTAATTAAGAAAGAAACATTCTCATAAAGTACAGTTTCAAACCAACCCTGTGTTCTTGCATAATTTCTAAAGTTTTCTTCTGTAATAATTGTTTTCATATTAATTATTTATTTATTAATTACAGTTATAACATAGATATAATCGAAAAAATATTCAATAAACTATAAGTATTTTATGATATATTTTAACTATTTTAATTATTTTAACTATATTTCTAATAAATATTATGTTTTTAAAAATGAGAAACTTAAGAAACAAACCTATTATTGTAACATTAGATGGAGTTACAAAAGAATATCCATCAATTAAAGCTTTTGCAATAGCAGAAGAATTCAATTATCAAACAGTATTGCATTGGCTAAATGGCTGGACTAAACCAAGAATTGATATAAAAATATCTTATAAGTAATGAATCAATTTAGTACAAATTCGTCATATAAAATAATACGAATATGTGATGATCCAAATATAAAGTTAACATTTGATACATATTATTCGTGGGAGAAACGAAACTTTGACATAATAAATATTTCAAATGATAACAATATATTTGATATCATTTTGGAAAATAATGAAATTGATGCAATTGTAATTCAAAAGGATAATGATAATAGTGAATATATTAATTTGTCTAAACTTCCTGATTATATAAAACGCAGAATTTATTATTATGATACTAAAAATGATTATGGGATTGATGTAGCATTAAAGATAAATGAAGATCAATTATCACATTATTCAGATCCTTTGTTTTCAATTGTTACCCCGTTATATAATACGAACTTAAATTATTTTAAATATGCATATCAATCATTATGTGATCAAACGTTAAATGATTGGGAATGGATTTTAATTGATGATTCACCAGAACCATTAGATGAAATTAAGCAATTCATTAAATCAAAACATGATCCTAGATTAAAGTATTTTCGTATTGACGCAACAAAAGGAAATATTGGATTATCTAAATGGAGAGGCAATTGTATGTCTACTGGAAAATGGCTAATAGAATTTGATCATGATGATATGTTATATTCATGGACATTACAAACCATTAAAGAAGCAATTGATATATATCCAAATAATAAGTTCATCTATTCAGATAATACAACTATAGATGAAAACAATAATGTAACTAAATGCCTATATGGAAAAGATTATGAATGGGGATTGGGATATGGTCATTCGTATATGTCAAAAACTCCTATAGGAGAAATTAGAACAGATGCGTCAGGTCCAATAAATAATGCAACAATAAGATATATTGTTGGGGTACCAAATCATTTTAGATGCTGGGAACGTAACTTTTATTTTTCAATTGGTGGACATAATCAAACTCAACGTATAGCTGATGATTATGAATTAATTGTAAGATCATTTTTAAATACTAGGTTTACACATATACCAGTATGCTGCTATGCACAACGATTTGATGGTAATAATTCACAATACAAAAAGAATTCTGATTCTGATGGACAAGGAAATATTGAAGATATACAAAGAAGAGTTAGATTAATTTCAATCTATTATAAAGACAAAATTCATGAAAGATTGGAAGAACTTGGGTTAGATGATTCAAAATGGATTCCAGGAGATCCTTATAAATCAGCGCATATCTATAAAGAATTACATCCATTAGAAACATGCGAAGATACATATCTACCAGAATGGTCAAAGGAATAGCTTAAAATATGAGCTACACTATTTATATAATGTATAAATAAGGGATAGAAGCGAAAATTCTATCCTTTTTTATTGAAGTTTTTTCTTAAATGTTTTATTTTAAATAAAGGATAACTATTTTAAATTTAAATTTTTTAAATATATTATATGAAAGATTATGAAAAAGAAGAAAAACAACAACTTAATCGCGATTAGATACAATAGTGGAAATATGCTATACTTTACATCCACTAATCGTGTTGCTATGAAATTAGCTATAGCTCCTGCATCTGTTAAATGGGCAATAGAACATAACAATGTATTAACTGATGTTGAAGGCAAATCATTTACTATTGGATTTGTAGACGGCAGTGAAGTACCTTATAAATATATTAACAATTAAGAACTATGAAAAAAATTAAAACATTTGACAAATTTTTAGAGAACTTATTTAAATCTATTGAAAGTGATAAAGATGTATATGTTTTTGGATATACATTAGAATTTGATTCTGATTTTCAATTATTAGATGAAAATGAAGATTATGATGAATATTATACAATTTTTTGTTTAGATTTTAATAGACTTCAAGAATTATTAACTACTGTATTAAATTGTGATAGTGAAGATTATATCATAATTAATGATTTGTATAATGAAAATAATGAAGAAGGTGGAAAAACATTAATAAAAAGAATGCACATATTTAAAAAGATATAATATGAAAATAGAAAGGCAAATACAAAGAACCAGTTATGATGACTGGTTCTTTAAAGATAAATATAAAGAATATGGTATTAAAACACGATATGAATGGTTTGTATGGAAAAGAAACAGAGAATATGGTGAGACATTCAATTTAATTAACTATAGTGATAAGAATCATCTAAGTAAACAAAAAGGAACAGGTTCATCTGAAATAGTAATTAACGAAGATACATCAAATAAAGAACGTGTTAAATTTGTTCCGCCACGTTTTGATTTAGAAGACTTATTTAAGTTTGACTATAATGAAATGTTTAACTATAAACCTAATAAGAAATTCAATAAACTTTATTCATTAGTGTTTAATCATAAATTCTTTAATACTGATAAAGATAAAAAATATCAAAGATATATAGAAATATATAATAATGATATAATGAATGGAAATATTGATACTATAAACAATATATGCCAGAAATTATCACAATATATAAAGGATAATAATATAAATATATCAAAATATGTTGGTGGAAGTATCATATGCAATATTGCTTTAATGATTAGTAATTATATAAAGACAGGAATATTAGATACTTCTATTGACTTTATATGTAAAATGACAGAAAAAGAAATGAATGAAGAATATAATACATATTGTTTATTCTTATTATGTCAGATATTCACTTCAAAATATCATTATGTAGATCAATATATATGTGGAAAGAAAACAAAAGAATGGTGGAGAATAAGTTTATTAAGACATAGACATAGTGATAAAGACATGAAAAGCAAAGGTGTTGTTCCAATATTCACACTAGCAAATGGAGAAATACAATATAAACTATACTAATGGAACTAAAATTAGATTATTATAATGATTATAAATCATTGCGAAACTATTATGAAGTACAAGAGTGGATGAAGACAAATTATATAATGTTTAATGCATTATTTTTTGATAATATTCTTCCACAAGAAAATATGATTATATTTGAGCCTATTATTAAGAAAGTTAGATATCTTGGATGTGCATACAATAATAAGTTCAATTTTCCTTCTGAAGAATTTCCATTTAAGATTAGACTTAACTTCATATATGATTTGAATGAAGTTGAATGGCAGAACGTATTATTGCATGAAATGATACATATCTGGGAATATACAATGGGATATAGTGGCGGTCATGGAAAACTATTTAGAATGAAAGCTAAAGAGATTAACGACATTGGTGGATGGGGAATTACATGCACTCATAAAAATATATTAGAAGAACTAAAATATGCAAGAGACAGAGAAAACAATTGATAAGAAAGTTTTAGATTTTATTAATAAACTAAATTTATCATATAATATTGAAAAAGATATATTATATATAAATGGTCAGGAAACAAATGAATATTCTAATAAAGTAATTATTGCACAGATTAAACGTCAATGCAATAAAGATATTGATATTGAAACTATAAAGAAAGTATTATCTGACAAAGGATCATTTACAGTAAAAGAAGAAGATAAAGAATTAACTGACTTATTTGATTTAGTTGATAAAGATAATAATATCAATGAAAGTGAATGGAAAGAATACTTAAAATGGAAAAGAGACGAAGCATTATGGAAGATTGATAAAGATGGATTAAAAACAGGTTTAATGGAATGTATATTAAATATTATTGGATTTATTGAACATTTTCCTAAACTTAAAAATAAGATTAAATTTAATAAGATAAGAAATATTGTAGAATATGATGGAAGACAAGTTTTAGATAGTGATTATCATATGATAATTGATTTGATTAATCGTTATTTTATTCCTCAGTATTCAAATCTAAAAATGATTAAAGAAGCTGTTGATAATATAGGGTTCAAAAATCAATATAATAGATGGGTAAATTATTTTAATGAACTTAAATATGAAAATGATGGAACTGACTATATAGATTATACTATAAAAAATGTATTATGCTGTGAAGAACAAGAAAAGTATTATGATTTATATTATGAGACATTAAAATTAATGCTATTAGCAAGTATGTCACGTATATATAATAAAGAATTAAAGGGCATACCTACTAAATATGATACAGTTGTAGCTTTATGTGGAAAAAATGGTGGAAGTGGTAAGACAACTTTTTTTGAAAGACTATATGATATTGATGATAATGGAAATTCTTATTGTTATGTTTGTGCAGGTGATTCATTTGATCCTAAGAACAAAGATTTTATAGAACGAACTCATCAAAATGTTTGTTTATTCTTAGATGAAGTATCAATGAAAAGAAGTATTGTTACTAGTGTCAAAGGATATATTACACAAAAGGATGATAAATTTAGAAAATCTTACGGATTTAATAACGAAAGTCATATGAGAAATTTTATTATTGTAGCAAGCAGTAATAATGATGATATATTAAAAGACTATACAACAAATAATGAACGTCGATGGGCAATTATCAAAATATCTGAAAATGAAAAGAACTATGAAAATGTAAATAAAGCATTTGATAATGGATATAGAGACAAACTATGGGCATTCATCAAGAATATATATAAAAATGAACAATTTAATTTATATTTTACTGATGAAAGAATCATAAAACTTGAAGAAGAAATTCAAAGAGGATATAAGGCAAGTAATAATGATGATTATAATACTATTATAAATGACTTATTAGAACGTGAATATGGTTTTGTCAGTATACATGGTGAAGAATATATAGACATTGATTATATTATTAAGCAATATCAATATGGAGATTCAAAAAAATGGTGTGAAAATCATAATTTAGAATGGAATGAAAAATATAGTAAGTCGTTGAAAGGTGAATATATAATGAAGCCAGAAGATAGATTGATTGAGACTTATGGAAAAATAAACGCAATACGAAAAACAGACTTATATGCAATACTAAGTAGGCTTAATATGGATTATACAAAACCTACATTAAGATCTGAAATTGAATATAGTAAAAGATGGAATGGATACTTAAAGGATCATGATGTATATAAAATAAACGGATTGTCACAAAGAGCATATTGGCGCAAAAATCTTTGTGGACGTACTAAATTTAATCAAAATGGTAATAATAGCGATACACTTTTACCATTTTAATAGTTACATAAGTAACATAAGTTACACTTTTTTAGTCAAAAATGTAACCTTCTAACTTATTGGTAGTCAATATATTATATATATAATTACAATAATTACAATATTTTTAATAAAAATAAAATATTTATATAAAATAAAAATATAACAATTATATTTTTGATTTATTATAATATATAAAACATCATTTTGATTGTTATTTATGTAAAATGTAACTAAAACAACAAATAATATTAGAAAAATATGACTACAAATTTAAATAATATACTTAAAACACAGGTTGATATATTTGGTTGTGGAAGTAGAAGTAAAAATATATACTATACACAGTCACTTAACTATTTCTTGACTAAATTAGCAGAAAAGAATAAAACAACTGTATTTAAACTACGTGAGTTAAACAAAACAGATGAAAAGATAGCTAAACAATATAAGAAAGATAATTTGATTGCATGCACTGTGTCTGCCACTTTTGATCAATATCGTCTATTAAATTACATAAAAGAAAGAACAGGTCTCATTGCTATTGATATTGATAAAGACAAGAACCCAGAATTAGATACAGCTAAAGCAAAACAAGAAATAATCAAACTACCTTATGTTGCTTGGATCCAACTAAGTTGCAGGGGAGAAGGAATCTGGTGTTTGATTCCATATAATAAAGAGAACAATTTTAGAGATACATGGAATTCATTAAGGGAAGATTTCTTAAACTTAGGATATGTTATAGATGACTGTAAAGATGAGACTAGATTAAGGTTCGTTTCTTGGGATGATAATATATTTGCAAAGAAAGAAGTAGAAGTATATGATAAGGTTAAGCCATTCGAATACATTATGAGAGACAGAGACTATAATGCGGATGACTGGGAATTAACAAAGGATGATATTAAAGACATAACAGTAGCAATATACTTATTAACGCATTATTGTGGATATTCAGCGGATGACTATAATGATTGGCTTTTAGAAGGGTTTAGATTAGCAACAATGCCAAATAAAGAGGTAGGATTAAGGCTATTCAAAATGATAAGTGAAGCAAGTGCTAATTATGAAGGAGATTACGACGTAGAAGAGAAGTTTGATGAGTGCTGTAGAACTACTACATATAGGACAAATATATTAGGATATTATATTAATAAAATAAAGGAATTCTATGGATTAGAATGGCGCATTAAAGCTAACGAATTATTAGGACAGAATATTATAGCATAGTATTCTGTTCTATATTTATATTATAATCTTTATGGATTATAAGACATAAATATAAACAATTACTATAACATGCAATTAATACTAAAACGTATCTATACTTGTTCTACTTATACTATTGGTCGACTATACGCAGATAATATATACATATGCGATACGATAGAAGATACGGATCGTGGTTTAGATTGTAATATGCCATTAGCTAAACTACAACAATTAAAGGTAGCTAATGTTACTGCAATACCAACAGGAACATATAATATACTAATGAATGTAGTTAGTCCTAAGTATAGTAAATCAAACTACTATATGAATGTTTGTAATGGTAAAGTACCACGTTTAGATAATGTACCTGTATATTCTGGAGTACTAATCCATTGTGGTAATACAGCAGCAGATAGTAGTGGATGTATATTAGTTGGAGAGAATAAAGTTAAAGGACAGGTAATTAATAGTAGAAAAACCTTTGAACGTTTATATAAGTTACTAAAAGAAGCATACAACAAAGGAGAAAAGATTACTTTAACTATAGAAAGATCATACAAATAGATATCTTTAGATTTCTAATGACTTTCTAATGAAAATCTAAGGATTTAACACTTTAAAGCTTAGATTTAACGGATTTTAACCCGGGGTATGGTCATTTTACAGGTACCAGTACATAAAATACACAATTCCCTGCTGGTCGCATACCCAGCAGATTCCAGAATTAGATGTTATATACAACTTTTAACAATTACGACTTTGGTTTTAACAATTTCATGTTATAAAATTTTACTAGTAGTCATTTTTAGAAATTGATGTTTTTGATTTAACTATTTTATAAAAAAATAAATTTAAAAATATATGAAAATTTGTAATGATCAATATATAAGAGAAACATATGCAAAATATGATATACGTGTTATTGAATTTCTTTCACGTGTATATATGGACTGTGTAGATAATAATGAAAAGCTTAGTAATTATTTCTATTGTTGTCTTGATTTATTAGCTAATCAATTAAAATTATATTATTTAGGTGTTGACTCAATTGATTCGAATAAGAACGTATCTTCAACCGACGATTATAAACGTGTTAGCAAGAACCCAGCGATTGCAGTTATGTCACATGCACACCAACAAATACTAGATATATTAGAGAAGCTCGGACTTTCACCTTTCGCTTCTGCGAAGATTAAGAGACTTAATAATGTTGATGACTCGGAGTCAGCACAAGAACTTTTAGAAAATCTTATCAAATAACATAAGTCCACTGTGTATTCTACTTTTGATATATTTGTTTTTTTACAGAATACATAGTGGATAGTTTGTCTGAACTTATTAGATAGACATCTTTAGTTGTAATATCATTGTATATAAAGTCCAATAATATATTTTTATATCATATAAGATAAAATATATATGTCATAAAAATTGAACTATATGTCTTATATATCTATGTTATATATAACAAATATATCAATTAACATTATGGCTAGAATTTCTTATAATGACAAAACAAACATTATTAACAATGTAATTCAACTAAAGACTGAATTTAATAGAGCACCATCATTTCATCATGTTCAAGTTTATCATGATAATGGTTGGTACATTTATAAAGTAGATGATCATAATTATGAAGTATTTAAAGAGAATATTATTCAGACAGTAGAATATGTTGATGGAAAAATAAAAGCAGCCGATCTTTATAAAGTAAAATATCCAGATGACGAAGACTTTGGTGTATGGGCATGGTCAGTGAACAGTTATGATAGAGCATTAGATATTATCAAATATAAAAGTTAATATATCACCCTATAATAATGTAATATATCTTAGACTATAAATTATATGAATATATAATTTAATGTAATTATAACAATATATTAATAGCTTATTTTTATGATATACAGATACATATATAAGATTACATGTTTATGTGGAGATTGGAAAGGCAAATATTATTATGGTCAACATACTACTGACATTTTAGATGATGGATATGCTGGTTCAGGTGTAAGGATTAATCAATATTTTTCTATATACGGAAGATCATCATTAACATATAAAAAGAAGATTGTATGTTATGCAAAATCACAAAAAGAATTAGATCGATTAGAAAAATATTATGTGAATCAACATTTAGGTAAAGAAAAATGCTTAAATATTGACGAAGGTGGTCTACATTATTCGGATGACGTAAATAAATTAGATTTTCATGTAGTTGAGACTTTGGAGGATGGTAGTTATAGGTCAGCAGAAATTTCTAATAGTACTATATTATATTCTAAAATTGATGGAATTCCAATATATCAATCAAAAAATGGCAAGTTATATAGTAAAGCCAGAGATTTACAAAAACATGGAATTAATTTTTATAGATGAAGACCAAACCAAATATCTCAACCGAAGAGAAATACGAAATACTATTAAAGCTATGTGAAAAGAAACTGGGCTATAAAGAGACGCATGACTTTTTAGACAAAGCAACTGAGAATTATAGTCCAATCGAATATGCCGTACTAAAAGCAACAAAAGAATTAGAGAAACGATAGATGCCATATATAAGTAAAAGAAGAATTAGTCCACCATCAGACAAAAAGGAACGTGTTAAAAAACATAATGAAAAGTGGAATCATTATTATGGAAGTGTAGCATGGAAACATTTACGTGACTATTATATGTCTCTTCATCCTTTATGCAAGGATTGTGCTATTGAGAGTCGTTCGGTCCCTGCTGATGAGTGTCACCATGTTGTGCCGTGGAGTTGGTTTACATTAGAAGAAGATAAATGGGCTGCATTACTTGATGTCGATAATTTATGTCCACTTTGTAGAACCCACCATTTAGAACGACACCAGCATTTATATAAGCCTGATAATTTTGAACAGACTGCTTATTACAAGAAAATACATAATAATCTTTGAACTAATAATAACAGCATACTATTTTATATTTATATGTTAAACTTATAACATTATCGTTTCACTTCAATGTGAAATCGTATTATAGGACGGTCAATTGTTTTTTGTTCTATATATATTTATAAAATACTTTTTATCTTATTCATTATTTTTTATGACCGTCCTTTTTAATGATCGTAAATAACTAAAAATATGAATGTTCACAGTCTCATCCCAAAAGACAACAATATTGTTACCAATGTCATTGTAAAATGTTTATTATTAATTAAATATACAAAGAAAATGAATGACAAAACAAATTAAAATAATTATTGATAATATACAAAAAACGAAAGATAGAAAATTTGTAAATGAGATATGCAATAATATTTTAGAATCACTTAATGATTGGGAGAAAGAAGCAACTAAAATATTCTTTGAAAGAGATAAGAATACATTTATCGTAAAGTATAATTTACGTGTAAGTAAGACGGGTGACCTGCTCAGTGTGTTGATACGAGAATGGTTGAATTTATGTATTGAGACAGAACCCAATTTATTTATAAGTATAAATGAGATTGAAGAACATGCGCCTAAAGGCGTAACATATAAAATATTTAGTTATTTACCAGAAGAATAGATTACTTACCCAAGATATGTCGGTTCGTGAGAATAGACAAGTATCTTTCATATTTATAGTTTTATTAATATTTTTAATTTTTCATTAATTATTTATTAACATATTTAATATTTTGGCCTAGCTCAATTGAGTTAGGCCTTTTTTCGTATATTATTTGAAAATTTAACATGTATTAACAAAATGTCTATATTATATAATACAAGAAAATGAAAAACATATTTTATATTTAAATGAGTAGTTATTTTGATACAACAAAGCCTTATAATCAATATGCTAAAGATGTAGTTGATGGTAAAATAACAGCTTGTAAAGCTATAAAACAAGAATGTGCTCGTTATATTTCTTGGTTTGATAGAGATGACATGTATTTTGATTATAAAGATGTCGATAGAAAGATTAAGTTCGTTTCTAAGATGAAGCATACAACAGGCATCCATGCAAGACAGAATTTCATTTTATTACCATGGCAGCAGTTCGCTTTTGCTGGAATTTTTGGCTTCAAATGGGTAGAAAACAATTACCGCGTGACAAAAAAAGCTTTATTGTTTATGTCGAGAAAAAATGGAAAGACAGCAACGGCAGGTGCTCTTTCATTATGTTGTGCAATATGTGATAATGAAAATGGAGCAGAGATAGACATGGTGGCTAATAATGCTAAGCAAGCATCAATATGTTATGATCAAACTAAAGATTATGCAGAATCAATAGATCCTCAAGGTAAGATATTTAAGCGTTTTAGACATAACATTAATATCCCTATGACGAAATCGGTTATACAAGTGCATTCATCCGATTCTATGGGCCTTGATGGTTGGAATACATCGACGGCTATAATTGACGAATTTCACGCAGCTAAAGATTGGGGACTTTATAATGTCTTGATGTCTTCTATGGGTATGAGAACACAACCGTTGATGATTATATTGACGACAGCAGGCTTCTTGACAGGAGAGACATATCCTTGTTATTCAATGTATGTGACTTGTAAACAAATTTTATCTGGTTTAAAAGATGATGATACAATGTTCCCTTTGATATACGAATTGGATGAAGGAGATGACTTTAAAGACGAATCAGTTTGGATAAAATGTTGTCCTTCATTAGGCCAGACGGTTCGTTATGAATATATGAGGGAACAAGTTCATGATGCAATTAACAATACATCATTAGAAGTAGGTGTAAAGACCAAGAATTTCAATATGTTTTGTCAATCAGCGAATATTTGGTTGTCAAGAGAGAAAATACAAGAAGTTATGGAAGAAGTTAATATTGATGATTATGCTGGAGAGATGGCTTTTGGTGGATGTGACTTATCAGTTGTGTGTGACCTTTCTTCTCATGCTATATGCATCCCACCAAATCCAGATAGAAAGCTTCATCCAGATAAGTTCATTTTCAAGCAATGGAGCTATATCCCTGAAGAAGCATTAGAAACATCTTCAAATAAAGAATATTATAAAGAATATATTAGAAGAAAGCAAGCATTTAAGACTTCAGGTAATGTTATTGATTATAATGCAATATTGAAAGACCAGCTTCAATTAAACTCCAAGCTTTATATTGTAGATTATGGTTATGATAGTTATAATGCAACACAATGGGCAATAAATGCCGAAGAACAAGGACTTCCTTTATCAGCTTATAGTCAGACTCTTTCATCATTTAATAAGCCGACCAAGTTTTTAGAGATCTTAATCCGTTCAGGAAAATGCATTATTGATAAAAATATTGTTACAGATTGGTGTTTTGCTAATTGTGAATTAATGATAGACCACATGGAGAATGTAAAGCCGACGAAAGCCAATGGCGAAAAGAATAATAAGATAGATTGTGTTATCGCGATGCTTGAAGCTCTTGGATGTTATCTTAACTCTTCATATTTTGACCCTAAGATATATGTTATATAAATATCTATATTAATAAAAATATCACAACTTAATTTATGTGGTTCTTTAATAAGAAAGAAGAAAAACGAAATGCAGAACAACCTCATGTAGAAGTAGAAAAGAATGCTTGTGATGAAGCATTAGCATTAGCGGGCTTAATTAATAAGACTTATGGAAAATCTTATGATCCAATGAAGCAATCATCTTTTTTCGCAGCAGTTAATTTAATATCAAATGGAATCGCGCAAATGGGATGGGAAGTAAAATCCAAATCGGATAAGAATGTTAGTTCAGTTCCATACATAGACGAATTATTTGATAAAAATAATTTAACACAGTTCTTATTTGTTAAGAATATAATTAAAGATGTTTTATTACGTGGAAATGGCTTTGCTTATATACATAGAGATCAATCAGGTAGACCAAAAAGTTTAGAATATATGCCTTTTGGTGATGTAACTATTGAATACAACAGCCTCACAAGAGAATTATATTATTTAGTTCCAAAAATTAAGCAAGGAATTGTGGAGCCAATTAATATTATTCATTTAAGAATTAATTCAGAAGATGGTATACATGGACGTTCAATTATAAGTTATGCAGCAAATACAATTACTTTAGGAGGAAACGCAGAAAAATCGGCGCAAGATTTCTTTGGTTCAGGCATGCTTTTACAAGGAATCTTATCTACAGATTTGCCAATTATGAATGGTAAGACTATAGAACAAGCTCATGCACAATGGAAGTCTTCACAACTTGGTGATGGTACTGGTGTCGCTATTTTACCAGCAGGAATGAAATATCAGAATGTAACAACCAATGCATCAGATGGACAATTATTGGAGACACGTCAATTTAATATTACAGAAATCGCTCGTTGGTTTAATATTTCTCCAGTTTTGCTCGGTGATTATTCTAAGACAGCATATAATACAATTGAACAAGCTCAGTTACAATTCGTTGTTAATACATTAGCACCTTATGTAATGATGCTAGAAGATGAATTGAATCAAAAAATCATAATGCCTTCAGATAAAGACAGAATTTACATCGACATTATCGAAGAAGACATTATAGCACAAGATAAGCAAGCACAGGCTTCTTATTTGACAACTTTAGTTGATAAAGGAATTATAACAAGAAATGAAGCACGTGTTAAGTTAGGTTTAAATCCTGTTGAAGGTGGAGATGACCTCCTCATTGCTTATACAGACATTAATCAAAATAAGATTAACCAAGATAAAAATACAGATGAAAATAAAGATGAAGAAAAGTAACTTAGAAGTAAGATATATCACATCAGAAATACGTGCATTAGAGCCAGAATCTAGAAAGATTGGTGGTTTAGCTATTCCTTCAGAATCACGTTCAGAGCTTTTACGCACTCGTGATGGAGATTTCTATGAAACTATTTCTCGTGATGCATTAACAGAAGACTTAATTAATAACATGGACATTAAGCTTTATTTAAACCATGATAGTTCACAAGGAACATTTGCTCGCAGTAAGAGAGGTAAGGGTAGTCTTCGTTTGTTCATCACAGAAAGAGGTTTAGAATTTGAAACAGAACTTCCAAACACAGTTTTCGGCGACATGCTTTTAGAAGGCATCAGACGTGGTGATTATGATGCATTAAGTTTTGCATTCATCCCAGGTCAGATGAAATGGAAAGATAATAAAGACGGCACATGGGACCGAACAATTAATTCTATTGATGTAATAGATGAAATTAGTTTATTATCAGTCGCACCAGCATATGAAGCAACAGAAGTTGCGTGTCGTTCATTAGAAAATTTTAAAGAAGAACAACGTCAAGCTAAAGAACAGAAAGACAAAGAGATTTTAGATTCTTTAGATGCTAAAATTAAGGAATTTGAAGAAGCAGCTAAAATTTAAAATCATATCATTTGCATTAGGATGATGTAAATTATAAATATCTATATTAATTAAAAATACATATTTTAAAATATGAAGCAGAAGAGAATTAATAATATACTTTATGTTTTTCAGACTACTCCTTATGAAATTACAGAGGACACTGATGCACAAATCATAAAGGTTCAAGAAGAATCATATTCAGGCTTTAAGAAATTGAATGAATCACTTGCAGATAAGATTGTAAAATATAACTATAAAGTTGTATGTATTACGCAGCAAGAATGGATGCCTTATATTAATCAACCAGATCCAGAGCCACCAGTAGGTGAAAATTATACATTCACTTTATATCCAGGTGCTGAACGTGGTAAGATATTTGTTAATTTTAGTGATGGTCAAACTCGTATGGCTACAGTAGATGACACTCACATGCCAGGTAATGAAAATCCAATTCACATAGAAGGATATGGCGATTATGAAGGCCTTGTATATACATATGAAGTTCCTGAAAATATTGAAATTACTTTGAGACCACTTAATGCTATTGAAAACTATACATATGATACTGCAGTATATACTTATAATGATGAAACACACTTCTTAACTCCAAGTATAGTAATGGATGCAGATAAAGCAGTTTATTGTGTATACGCAGAACCAGTAGAGCCATCAACTTATACATTACATTTAGAAGGTCAAAATATCAATGATTCTAATCTCAAAGTAGATATAGACGGAGCCCAACAAGACCTTGCAACTCTTGTAGGTGGTGTACAAGTCGCTACTGATACATTAATTGAAGTATGGTTGTTAACTGAAAATGATGAAGATTATGATACAACATCTATATCAACTTGGATGACATTAAGTACAGAAGGTGGTCTCCATTATTATGCTAATATGCCATCAGAAGATAAGACAATTAATATATCTTATATTGGAACATCAGCATAAATTATATAAATGTATAGCTTAGAGTTTTCTAGGCTATACATTTCATTCTTATCGAAAATTTACTATATTAATTAAAATTAACATAAATTATAACTTCATTCTATGAACGAAGTGAAATAGAATTAAAACATAAAAATATAACTAATTAATACTATGTTAAACAGCGTTGAACTTCGCGAAGCTATAAATAAAGCAACAGTTCGTGCTAAAGAAATAGTTGATCTTTGTAAAACAGAAGTTCGTGAAATGACAGAAGAAGAAGATAAAGAATTTAAGTCATTACGCGAAGAAATTGATGCAAAGAAAGCTGAACTTAAAGCTTTAGAAGACAAATTAGCAGAATACGAAAGAGAACTTCCTGAAGAAGAGGAAGAAAAAGAAGAATGTAATAGAAAAAAATCTAATAGAAATAAAATGACAACACAACAAATTTTAGAAAATCGCTTTAAGAAAGGTATTGAAGACGGCCTTAAAGAATTCAACTTAAATGGAACAGAAAAGCGTGCAGTTCAAGTAACTGGTAATGATGGTGTTCACGATGCAGTTGTTGAAACAGAATTCGCTGATATCCTTATGCCATTATATGCTAATTCTATAATTAACAAATTAGGCGTTACTTATCGTTCAGGTCTTCCAAAGGGTGATTACCATTATCCAAAGATGACTAAAGGTACAGTAGGTTTTGTAGGAGAAATTGACCCAGCAGTTGCTAGTGGAAACGGCTTCTCATACATTACATTACGTCCTCATAGAATCGCAGCATATGTGGATGTGTCAGAAATGACTCTTAGAAACGATACCATAGGCGTATTTCGTGCTCTTCAAGAAGATTTACTTAACAAATATGATGAATATTTGAACACTAAGTTCTTCGGTTCAGATGCAGCTACAGATAATGCTCCTGCTGGTATATTCTATAATGTAACTCCAACTGAAATTACAACTTATAAAGATCTTTGTGACTTTGAAGCAGACTTGGAAGAAAATAATGTAACTGGTAAGTTTAAGTATGCATTATCTCCAAAAGCTAAAGCTTATTTACGTTCTACTATAAAAGGAACTAATGCTACAGGAATGATTTTGGAATATAACGAAGTAGATGGTACTCCATTTGAAATCTCTTCAGTTGTTCCTTCTAAACAATTTGTATATGGTAACTGGAAAGACGTCGTTCTTGCTACTTGGGGTGAAGCTTCAATCAAGATTGATGATTCTATTGGTTATGCAAATGGTTTAATCCGTGTTTATTTGACTTCTTATGTAGACTGGGCTGTTTTACGTAACGAAGCATTAGCATTCGGTGAAGTAAAGGAAGCGGGGGAGTAATCAATTATTCCACAATAGAAATTGAAACATCAAACTCTTAGAGTTTGATCATTATATAACTTAATTTCATTTTCTTTTTCCGATGTGGGGGATGGGATATGCCCATTCCCCTTATTTGTAAAAATATTTATTACAGAAATGCAATATCTCACATTAGAAGAAATAAAGAAACAATGCGTGGTAGATTCAGATTTTCATGATGACGACGAATTTTTTGAAATGATAGGTGACTCTGTTGAAGACATGACGTCCAAATTGATTAATTGTAGTTTAGATGAAATATCAGCAGAAAATGGAGAGCTTCCTGCAACTATAAGACATGCTATGAGGATGCTTGTAGATTATTTTTATAGTGTGAATAGAGGAAGTTCAGATGACACACCAGACATTCCAAATGCGGTTATGACAATGTTAAAATTATATTTACAATTTAAATAATGAAAAGTTGTTTATTGAAAGACCCTATTGATATATATGAATTACAAACATCAAAAACTGAATACGGCACAATAAAGACAGAATATGTTCTTAAATATCATACAAGAGCATATAATCGTTTTAATTCAGAAAATCAAGTCGTCTCTGAAGGTGAAATATATTACCCTATCTCAAGAACATTTATTGTAAGAGAATATGTTCCTGTTGTAGAGACGGACCGCATCTTATGGGATGAAAAATGGTGGAGAATATTAAGCATTAATAAAAATAAATATTACAATAATACTGAGGTTCAAGTAACTTTGGTAAATGATTAATACATAACATGGACGGAATAAGTTTAAAAATGACAGGAAATTTACTTGGTCCACTTGAAGAAATGGAACGTGAGTTACCAAGAGCAGAAAAACGAGCTTTGTATCGAGCTGCGTATTATTTAAGAGATAAGATAAGACAGTCGCTCTCTTCAAGACTACCAAGAGCAACTGAACACAATCCAAAATATAATGATACATTAGTTGATGCAGTTGGTTTCTCTAAAGTAGACGGTGCTTCAATTAATATCAATGCAATGGGTAACCGTCATCCAAAGTCAGGTACATATCGTACACGTTTCTTTGAAAATGACACAAGGGATCGTTATCAAAAAACATACAGAGGTCAGAAACTAAAAAAGAAGAGATATCTAGGTCATATAACTGGAAACCATTTCTTCTCAAGTGCAGTTGAAGCTAATCAAAATGCAGCAATAGATCTTATGCGTGATGTTATATCTCAATATGTACAAGAATGCTACAACCATAACTAGAAAATGACTATTTTATCAAAAATACAAATTATGTAATATGGCTGACAATAGCTTATTATGTTCAAAATATGTACAGTCAATACTTGAAGAAAACGAAGAAGTCAAATCAATCTTAGGAACAGATCAACATAAAATATTTCCATTACTTCAACCTGACCAATTGACTTTTCCATTTATAGTCCATGCAAGAACATCATTAACAACACAATATACAAAGAATCTTCCATTTGGTTTTGGTTGGACAAACGATGTCACATATACTGTTAATTGTGTATCAAATGATTATATACAATGTATAGAATTAGCAAATGCAGTAAGACATGCAATGGAAGGATATCAATGGAAAGACGAAAACATACATATAGAACCAATACAATTACAACAAGTATCTGAATATACAATAGATGATACAACATTTGTAGAGGAACTACAATTTAAACTACAAATTACTTAGAAACTACATAAAAATATCGTAATCATAATTATGTTACAAAATTCTAATATATTAAAAGGCTCAACCGTATTAGTATTTATCGATGAAAAGCCAATTGCTTTCGCTACTTCAGAAAGTCTTAGCATCACTTCTAATACAACTGAAGTTTCAACTAAGTCACATGGTTTATATCCATCATTGATTGTTAATTCAATTGGATGGACTGTTTCCGTTGAAAACTTAGCATCAGATGACGGTATGAAAGCTTTAAACGCTTTAGTTGAGTCAGCAAAGAAAAATAATCCAGTTCATTTAAAGTTTGGCGAACCAGCTAACTGGACAGAAAAAGGTATTGTTAATAACGAAGATAAAGATCATCAAGCATGGACTGCTCCGGAAAAAACTGCAGTTTTAGCTGAAGGTGATGCAATCTTAACATCTTATTCTTGGAACATGCCTGCTGGTGATAATCTAACTATGTCTGCAGAATTTACAGGTGTAGGTGAATTAACTTTAGTTCAACCAGCCAAACCAGAAGAAACTCAAGGTAATTAACATAATCTTGTAATATTTTTTTATAGAGGCAGAGTAGATAATGTATCAAAGTCTACTTTGTCTCTTTGTCTTTTGTATTTTGCTTATTGAAGTGTCTATTTTATATTAGATGGTTTAATATTATTTATACTGAGCAAGCAAGTAGATTGCAACGAAAGCTTGCTCTTTTCTTTATTAAATCCATCACTGTATAAATAAATTAAACAAAATACTATGATAAGTAAAAAATCAAAAACCTATTGTTGTGAAGACGTACGTCTTATTGAAAATTATGATAAGGCAATTAATGATAAAAAACAAATGTGGCAATGTCATCATCGTTTAGAAATTGATCTAAACGTATCAGCCAATGATTTAAGAAAACGAAATTTGTTTTATAATAGACCAGCTTCAGAACTTATATATTTAACGCGTCATGAACATCAAAGTTTACATAAAGCACAAAATAGAAATCCTTTTTATAAATGTAGACATACAGAAGAAAAGAGAAAAGAATTATCAGACATAAATATTGGAGCAAAATGGATGAATAATGGAATAAAACGACATTATGTTTTAAAGGACAAAATTGAATATTATTCTGAAAGAGGATATGTTTTTGGTTTCAAACTTAAAGACTTATAAGGTTCTATATTATATAAATACAAATACATTTAAAAATAATTATGGCAATTAGTCGCGTAGTAGCGGGTAATGATTTTACTATTAGAATCAATGTAGTTCAACCACAATATACAATAGATGGAACTATATATGAAGATTTTGATTTAACTAAATGTACAGACGTAGAAGTTAACTTAATCTGTGAACAACATAAAATCATTATACCTTTAAATTGGAAATTAGAAGAAAATACAAATAATATCATATTGGCTGACATAATAGGCAAGCAGTTACATATTGGTTCAGTATATGGTGTTCAGATTACAGGTTTAGATGAAAACAATAAAGCATGGAGATATAAGAACAAATCTGTATTCTCAGTAGTTGATGCCACTAAAGATTCTTTGATGGATGTTGAACTTATGGACGAACCATTAGAATTAAGAACTGAAATAAGTTTGTTTGTAAATGCAATGCCAATTGAAGGACATCAGGGTCCACGTGGCGAGCAAGGTCCAGTTGGTCAAGCTGGCCCGCAAGGAGAACGTGGCGAGAAAGGCGCAGATGGTCAGCAAGGACCAGCTGGACAGCAAGGACCTGCCGGACAACAGGGTGAGAAAGGTGAGCAAGGCCCAGCCGGACAACAAGGACCAGCTGGACAACAAGGCCCAGCCGGACAACAGGGTGAGAAAGGTGAGAAAGGTGAGGACGGTTCCGTTTCTTTTGATGACTTAACTCCAGAACAGAAAGAAGAATTACGTGGTCCGCAGGGTCAAGCTGGACAACAAGGACCAGCTGGACAGCAAGGAGAACGTGGAGAGAAAGGACAAGACGGTCAACCTGGGGCACAAGGTGAGCGTG